CCCAGATGCTGCGACTGTGTTTATAGGTATTTCTAAATATTTTGCTGACATATTATTATATTTTTTAAGTTAATACTATGACCAAACAATTGCAGTTACCTCTACATCTAGTTTTGTTCCTGCTCCTGGTAACTCTTCCCACCCTGGTACAGACACCCCATATTCTGGACTTGTCCATCCTGTTTGTAAAGATGTTGCTATAGCATCTGCAAATAAGTTTCTCATTGATCTACACTGCTCTACGTTTCCTCCTACACCTGTTGCTGCATCATAAACTGCAATAGCTTGTGCGTAAGATGGTAGTGCTGTGTGAGTTAGAGCAACTGCTTGAACACCTGCTGCTTGACTAATAAAATTGATTGTTGTTGTCGTAGCATTTGTTTGTACTACGTTTAACACACTTGTTGATGGTATAAGATTAAAACCACCTGTTATATCAGCAGCGTTAACATATACGGATAAAAATTTTTCCATAATTAAAAATATTTTGTTAAGTTAATAAAGTACAAATATAAAGAAACTAAATTTAGTTATCTAAGGCCTTTTTTAATAGCTTAAATGTTTCAATCCCATCGTCAGACTGCATATATGACGCTACTATATAATGAGGCTCTTCTCCAAATGGAACTGTAAGTAATTTGCTTTTGTTTTTTTTCATATTAAAATAAACATCTTTTTTATTATTTCTAAATGATAATATTCCAGCTGAAAAAAATTGAGATACCTTATCTTGCATATCTAACATTGGGTCATCTAAAATATCTAAAAATTCAAAAGGACTATGTTTTGCGTACATTAAAACATCTCTTTTTAATTCAGGAATAGACATTTTATCAACAGCCGCGCCTAAGAAAACTCTACACACAGTTACTAATTTTTCTGTGTCTAAATCTCTTGCTAAAATTTGAGCATCTAATTCTGCTTCTACAAATTCTAATTCTTCAGCTGCATCTTTTTTATGATTTACTTCATAAAATATTTTTCCATTTCCTGGATGTATATGTAAAAACTTTTGTAATATTTGATTTTCTTTTGGAACCACCAACATTCCATCTTCAAAAACAATAGGCTCTAAAATAGCATTTCCATCTTGTTCATCTTCATATGGGCTTTGTTGATTTCTTGCATAACGAAGTGTTCTGTTGATACCTGTTTCTTCGTCAAAATGCATTAGTGGTGATCTTCTATGATGCCTTGATGCTAACATAAAAGATAAAGGGGTTTGGTTTTGTGAAAGTCTAAAGACTTTATTTTCTAGATTTAACTTTTTCATGATATTTAATTTTAATTTTATTTGATTTAAAAAAAAAGGGGAGGTAGTTTATTTCCTCCCCTTCTAATATTGTACTGCTTACTGTTGGAATATAAAGAAATTATTCGCTCCTAAAGTACATACAGCTCTTTCAGATAAGAAACTAACAGTCATACTATCATTAGTATCTGTTCTTGCACCACCAGCAGAACCAGTAATCCAAGTTTTGTAACGTCTGTCTTCTGTTTCTGATGCTCTGTACCTTACATGAAGGAATGGTCTTTTTGCATTCTTACCTAAGATTTGGTCATATACAGTAGTTGAACCAGCTGGAACCATAAGTCCATTCACTTTTCCACCTTCTAAACCACCTCTCATAGTAGGATCATTTAGGTATTTCCAGTCAGACTTATAGAAGTCATAACCTCTTCTAAATCCTGTGAAACCTAAATTAAGAGCCATCTCTTTATCATTATCAAATAAACCATATGAAGTACCACCCGCTCCGTAAGAGTTTTGTGCTGCTAACATATCATCTATATCAAATGAGAAATTTCTATTTACAAAAATTACATTTTCTTCAATAGAACCTTGACGGTCTAATCTCTGAATAACACTATCAAAACCTGCTAAAGCTACTGGGTTACCCCCGCTCCAGATATTACCTCTGTTTTGTACTGCAAAAAAGATACCATCAGATCCAGATTGGTTTGCAACCGATGCACCAGGAGCATTCTGGATAAAATCTCCAGCTCCAGAAAGTGCGTCTGCTGGAACTGCTTCCACCATAGCTGTTTCTAGGTAATCTTCAAAACGTAATCTAGTTTCGTGTTCTGATTTTAGGTACCATAAGTAACCATTAGCTCCATTTTCAGTTGTAACTTCAATCCAACCAATCTGAGCCATGTCAGAACCATTAACCGTATACTGGTCTTTGATGATAATAGGCTTGTTGTCAAAAATCAAATCTTGAGATTCGTTTGATCCAACCATACCTGCTGTTCCTTTAGCAAATTCAGAACCATATATAAACATAGTAGCTGTATTTCCACCACCACCTGCCCAAGCTTGTCCTGTCGCTTCGTAGTAACCTACTGTAAAGACGTTAGGGTTTGCTGCATCAGGTGCTATAGTTACAACTGCTTTGTTAGATAATGTTGTTCCATTAGTATCTAAAGAAATCATTACAGTTTGACCAACTCTAATAGCTGCTAATCCATTTGCAGGAGAAGATGAAGCTGGTGCTCCAGGTCTAACTTGTGCTAAAGGTACAGTCCATTGAGCAGTATTTGCTCCTAGTACTGCTGCTGTTGTCATTGTTGTATACTTGGTATGTAATCTTCCTTGTTCTGCCCACTTAATCATATCTGAGTTAGATGGCATTTCAGTGCCTACCATTCTCAGGAATGATGCTACTGATCTGTTTCCATAACGCTCAAATTCTTTTTCATAAGTATCTGGTAGATACTGACTTAAAAAATCAAAGTTAGTTATGTAGTTTGTTCTTGTGGCTACTTGTTGCGCGCTTGGCTGCAAGTCGAAGCCTGGGACTGCATTTACTGGCATTTGTTTTTATTTTTTATTATTTATACTCGTTTTAAACTTCTAATTTTGAGTCCTCTTCCATTGTCATTAGATGATTGTACGGCTCTTATTCCGCTACCATCTTTTGAAACGCTTTGTTGAGATTGTCTAATGTCCATATTAATGTTTTTTGATTTTTTAGAAACATTATCTACAGCATCAGAAACCCCTTGGTCATAAAAAAACTTAGCATATTTGTCTGGATTCATTGCCATTGACAATGCTTTATGGTAGCCAGATGCATCCTTCATTAAACCATCGTTATCCATGTATTTATTTAAAAATGTATTTACATCGGACTGACGATTTTTTAATTCTGTAGCATCTCCAGGTTTATAGGTAAAATCTTTTTCTCCAACCTTGAACTCAAAACCTTTAAATTCGTTGTTAAAAACCTCATCGGTTTTCTTGAGAAAGTAATCATACCTTTTTGCGTTTGCTTCTTTAGCAGTGTTAGATTCCTCTATGTAACTCTTATAAGCTGTCAAACTTTCTTTGTCTGTCTCAGATAACCCACCCCCACTTGACTCAAGAGGAGCTTTATATTTATCTTTCTGGTCATCGAAATATTTCTTCGCTTTCGCAAGTTCTCTTTTTTTAGCTAGTTTTAATTTTTTAATAGCTTTTGGTTCGTCTAAATCTTCTTCATAACCAAAGTTATCATCAATTAAATCTTGAACATCTATCGCGTCTAAACCATCTTCAGTCGCTCCATAATATTCAGCTAGTAGTTGATCAGAATCCATGGCATTAAAATCTTTTTGTAATTTATAAAAATCTTCAATACCTCGGCCTGTTTCTTTTTTATACTTTAGATATGCTGAAACATCTTCAGGTAAATCGTCATTGTCTTTTGTTTGCGCAAACAATTCATCTACTGAAGATATGTCTTTATCATATCTTTTTTTTATATATGTAAGAACGTCTTCGTCATTTAACTCTGACGATGGAGTTTGTTTTTCTTCTACAATATTTTCTTCTGCTACTGGAGTTTCCTCGCTAACAGGAGTTTGTACTGATTCTGTTTTGTTAGCACTTGTTGCATTTTCATATTTCTCTTCATGTTTTGCAAGTAACTCTTGTTCAATTTGTTGTATTGACTTTTCTTCTTTTGTAACTTCCTTTACTTTAATTTCCATTTTATTTAATTTTATTTATACAAAGTTAGTGTAATTTTATTTATTTATCTTGGGTCAAATTCAGCCATATCAAACCCATCTAAGCTGTCTTCATTAGACTCAAAAGTAATAGGTGGTAAATTATTTTTTCTTTGAGTTATCATTTGAGATTGCTGTGTAGACTGTTGAGTAATTCTTTTATCTTTAGCTTGCTCTCTATTCTGTTCTCTATTGTTTATAGATTGTTCGTCCATGCCTTTTAATTGCATTTGGAATTGGAACTCTGTCAACATTAACTGTTCTTTTAATGCAGCCTCGTTTTTAAGTTTCTCTATTTCAAATCCTATTTCAGCTTGTTTTACTTGCATCTTAGACTGAGTCTCCATTTGAATTTTTTGCATAGCCATTTGTGCAGCTGCTTGTTGTGATTGCATATTGTTCTGCTGTTGCATTTGCATCTCCTGTGCTTTTTGCTGCTGCTCTTGTTTTTGTTTTTGCTTACGCTTAACTTTTAAAAGTTGATTAGCCATTTTGATATTTTTAATTTCTCTTATATCAATTGCATCTTCTAAGTCTATTCCTCCTTTTGATAAAGCTACCTGAATGTTTTGTTCTAACATAGCTTTTTGTTCTTCATCTGGAGACATTTCTATAAATATACCAAAGTCATATAGGTATAAATTTTTAACATCATCTAAAATTCCTACATTGTATTTTCCAATTTGCATTGCAAACTCATCAGCAAAATCAGAATATTCTAATACATCCGCTGTTCTTATTGACAATGCTTCTGCTAAAGTTTTAGTTAAATATAAACTAGACTCTAAAATATGTCGAGTTGCTGTATTTGAATTTAAAGCAGCTAATTTTTGAACACCAACTAATGAGTATGCGTCAGGTGTAGATCCGTCTCTAGCCTCATTAAGACCAGTTACTTGCCTAATCATATCCATGTAATGATTATAGTTTCCAATAAGCATTTGCATTTTTTGTGACCCGCTAGACGAAGTAAGCTGAGTAATTGGAACTCTTGCATTATTAAACTCTCCGTCTTGAGTGTAACTTCTTCCAACTACACTACCTGTTTGAAAGTAAAGCCTTAAAGCATCAGATGGATCATAAGCGTTTCCAGTTCCTAAATCAACCTCATTCATTCCATCAGCATCTATAAAGACACCATCAGGCACTACCTTAGAAATAACTTGTTGTAACTTTAAATGTGTAAGCTGAATTAAATCAGCAAAAGGAATCATTCTTCTAACTAATGATTCTATATTTCCTTTGTACATTCTTGGTGCAGTTGCAACATAATTAGGCATAGCGTGCTGACTTGCTGACTGAGGACGTACCATGTTTTTAGCTAACTCCCATTTTAAAAGAATGTTAGTACCCATAACCATAACTCCTTCATACCAAACATCTATTCTTTTTTCTATTCTTTCAAAGTTTCCTTCGTCCATCATTTCTTGTGGAGGATTAAACTCATCGTCTTTTGCAACTGTAGTGTAATTACCGTCAGCTGTTTGTTTTTTCTTATACACAAAACTTTGAGTTGACTTGTAGTTAAAATACATTAAAGTAACAGTGTCTTTAGAAAACAAACTGTTCTCATACATTTGTGCTACATTATAATAATCATACCATGATTGGCTGTATTTAGATATCTCAGCCATATCATCTTGAGTTAAATCTGGATTAATTTTTATAACTTCAGTAATAGGAATAGTTTTAATTTCTCCCCAATAAAAACAATCTTTGAAATAAGGATCTTCTGTGTAACTATATACAACATTAGCAGGGTCAACATATTGAATATCAATTCCGCTACCTAATAAAAACTGATGTTTACATACAGATATACCAATAGTCATTAAGTCCATGTCACATCTTTTACGAACTTGATCATAATGATTTTCTTCTAACAAAGTGTTAATTGCTGTTTCATTTGCTATCTCAACAGCTGGCTTGTAATTCATTTGCATATACAGCTCCAATTCTAAATCACCTTCTGGCAACTCTTCTGGATTAACTTGAAAAACATCCATCCCAAAATCTTTTTCTATCTGCTTAAATAACGGTTTTGCTATTACATTAGTCTCAATCATCTGCTGAAACTCTCCTCTTTTCTCAGAAGACATAGCGTCTTGTGCGTATGCTTTTACCTTAAACAAACGATCGCTCATTCCATTAACCACAATGTCTACAAACTTTGGAATAATTGGAACAGGTGTCCAATCTAAATTTAAATATGATAAGTCTCCGTCTACAGCTAATTCGTTTTTATATTTAGCAACAGACTGCTCGCCTCTAGCATATAATCTTAAACGATTGAACTCTAACCATTGACTATAAAACCTGCATTGATTTACTCCTTCTTTTCTAAACCATTCGTACTGAATTGCCTGGCCTACTACTAATCCAAACTCTTTAGTTTTTTTTTCTGAATCAGGCGCAAATTGGTCAGGAAATGTTGCTGATTTAATATCTATAGAAACTTTTTCCATTATCTTATTATTTGACTTAGGGAACTCTTATTGTTATATCTTGCAAAGTTAATACTTATTTTTGAATTTTGTTTAGTCGGTGTGTATAGATGCTTTTGATTAGCCATTATAGCTAAACCTGAACTTATAGCAGCATCAAACTTAGTTCTATTACTAATATCAAACTTTGCCCAATCCTCTAATGTACGTTGAAAAAACATATCTCCCATATCATCTGAATCTCTATACGTTCCACTAAAGTCTAAACCAATGTATTTTTCTATGTAAGATTCAATAGCTGATGCGTGAGACTGCTTAACATCTTCAGATGTATTAGGAATACCACCTAACTCTCTTTCAGTTTTAGATAGTTTGTTAAATCTTTTGTCGGGCCTATTCATACTAAAACCCCTATACCCTCTATTCTTAAAATGATACAATAATCTTGGTTTATTATTTTCACATAAAATTGGCATTCCGTAAAAAACGCAAGCCATTAATACTTCTTCAAAAAATATTTCTGCTGTTTGTGGTCGAGCAATGTACTCTAAAAAAAAGTGATTAGGAGGAACTTCTTCCATACTAAACTTTGTCAAGCCATGCAAAGACCCATTAGATCCTTTACCCACTACAACCCCAGAAATATCATACGAGTCACACCCAAAAGTTCCTAAATGTTCGTTACCTGGAAACTTGTTTCCGTTTTTAACAATAACATTATTTTGTAGTTGTGCTCCTGGAGTCCAAGTTACTAAAAATCTACCACTTTTATTTGGGTTAAATATAACCTTAGTGTCTTTAATTCCGTTCGCCCAAGAAAATGATCCTCTAGTTGCGTGTTGTCCTATAATTAAAGAATCATTATAATCTATTTGTTGATATATTTTTGTTAAATTAAATAATGACTGCTTACTTTCATCTCTAAATGCATGAGACTCTGTTCTAGGAAACTGTCTGTAAAATTCATTTAATGCATCAGGATCTTGAGACAATGAGTCTACTTCATTTGTCCAATAATTTATAGCGCCAGTAGTAATTTTTTCGCCATCAATTCCCATAATTGGTTTTTCTGGAGTCTCTAAAACTGGCATACCATATCTATCTATATACCCCTCAAAATTCCATTCCATAGGAATAAACAAATTGTATAATCCTGATTTAGTTTGTCCATTTGAATTTCTTTTTCCACCATCTGAATCTTCAAATAATGATTTAAAATTCTTTCCACCTTTGTCTAAAGCATTTGATGTAGACCCCATCATACATTTTCCAATAACTTTACTACCTAAACGCAAACAAGTTTTTGTTACCCTCCAGTTATTTAAAATATTTTCAGGTCGTTCCCATTTTCCACTTTCATCATGTAATAAATATTGTAGCTTCTCACCATCATAAGAGTTATCTGAAGTGTTTTTCCAGTCAATAGTTGTGTCTAGTCCGTCAAGCTCCTCATTACCAATGTCATACATATTTTTTTTAGTAATCTTAGATGCAGGAACCCTATAAGCTAATTCAGTCTTTGGCTTATCCATACCATCTTGAATAGGTTTAAAAAAGAAAGGGTAATTGTTAGATATAGGAACAACTTTATCTGTAAACATTTTTTTTGCATCCGCTCCTGTTTTAGAAAGTATTCCAATACGAGCATCTCTTGTTATAGTAGCCTGGTTAACTCCTTCGCAAGAACTCATAAAAGAAAACCCTGAACGTCTAATTTTTAAATAACACATTCCAAAACTTCTTTTGTCTGCCTTACAGGCCTCCCAAAATAAATAAAAAATTCTATTTGCTTCTCTAAAGTCAGGATGCCCTACATCAATTTTTGTCCACTGCAAATACATATAATGAGTTCCAGTAATATATGTTGGAGCTCCATTGTTTTTAAACCAATGTCCTTGTTCTCTTTTGTCAAATTCACTTTCTATATAGTCTACCCATTGACTTTTAAAATTAGGCGGTGCTTCATGCCATTGAAATATAGTTTGTATTCTTTTTAAAACTTTAGGAATTTCTTTTGATTCCCAAACTTGATTTTCTTTTTTCTTATCGTCATTTTCAAACTTATCAGGATGTTTTGGCAATCCTATTTTTACATTACTTATTTCATAAACCTCTCCTAAAGTTCCGTCTTTAGAAATAATTATAAGATCATATTTTTCATTATAACCGTAAAGCCAAGTCTTAGCTCTATTTTTTGTAGCCATTACATTTTTAGGAATGTAATTTTTTACAACAGTATAAATATTATTTTGACCTTGACTCTGCAAATCCCTTTGGTGTTTGTGTTTTGTTTTCTATATGATTACCTTCTAATAAGTTTTTTTCTTCTTCTATTTTTTTTATGATTTCAAAAGCATCCATAATGCATAATTTTTTTGTAGCTGCTGCGTTTTTTAATCTATCAGCAGCTAACTCATCTTCAGAATCAAATTTAATTATATCTTCTCTTGCAACTTTTATTAATTGACTAACTGCTTTTTTACCAGCATCTATTATTTGCATTTTTAATTCTTTACTATCCATTTTGCAATATTGTTGTTATATTATTTGTAAACATTCTGTAAAGTAATTCATCCTCTACAGTAAATTCATATTCACTTTCTGGTGTAAATATAATAGTATCTCCCACAGAAACACCTAGACTTACTAGCTCATCATTAATATATTTAATAGTTCCTTGTAGTCTTTCGTATTTACCACCCTTTTCTAAAAAACAATCTTTTGGTTTTATGGGCTTAATAAAACAATACTTGCCATGTGCTTTCCAAATATTATTGTGTTTGTATAAAAAAAATTGATCTGGATCTACAAAAAATAAGTTGTCTTTAAAAAAACTTTTACCGCTTTTTCTTCTGCCATACATATCGTTATAAAATTTAAAAACGTTATGATGAACTAATAAAATATCTTCTTTTTCTATCTCTCCTTTATATCCTAAAGGTAATTCTTTAACAACGCCATACCTGTTAGAAGCCATGTGGTCTTCTTCAGATACACTTGTAATGAAATCTAAGTCATTAATTTTTTTTATATTATCGTATCTCCTATTATTAACAGGCTCTACAATAAACGAGTGTACCGACCTCATTAAAAATTAATATTGTATTCTAAAGTAATTGGAAGGGTAAACATAAATTCTTTCCAAATAACAACCTCTTCGTTTTTAATAACCCAAAGTTTATATGATTGCGATTCTTCGCTAGCTTGTATTAAGTGTATTTTATAGTCACCTCCTAAAACTAATTGATTTACTATATAGTGCATTGAACCTGACTTATAATCAGATCCAATAGAAATTTTTCTAATATCCATTTTATTTTATTTTTCCTCTACTAAACCTTTATTAATCTCAGCTGTTATTTCTTCTACAATTGCAAGTGTGCTTATTGGTAAAGAATTTAATAGTCGGTTAATATTTTTAATAGAGTCTTCATTTAATTCTACTTTCATTTAATTTAATTTTATGCAAGATACATTGGAATCTTATAATCTGTTCCATTTATTTTTATTGTCCATGTTGTAGTAGTTATTCCTGGTGGCGCAACAGTTATAGTACCTACGGCATTTGTAGATGATCCAATAGCAAACTGATTTGCATCAGTTGTAGTTGCCCCAGCACCTAATGCTACGCCTCCTAAAAATTTAGATGAGGCTGCATTACCAATAGCAATACCATCGTCTTTTGATCCTCCTGCATCTCCTGCTGTTGCATCAGTACCTATTGCAATAGAGTCAGAACCTTCAGCTAACGATCTTGATCCAATAGCAACTGTACCGCCGCTTATAGTTGATCCAGTTGTTCCTGCGGATCTATAACCAATAGCAATATTTCCCTGTCCAGATCTAGTTATATTTTGGTAAACACTAGCATCACCTTCAGACTCGACTCCTATTGCAATACCATATATAGAGGTATTATAAGTTTCTGTTTCTATAGTTGAATTACCTATAGAAGAACGGGAGCCTATAGCTATTTGTCCTTCTCTTGCACTAGCACCTCCATTAGCCATAGCGGAATCACCTATAACTACATGATTTCTACTATTTCCACTAGAACGGAAATTATTATTACCTTTAGCACAATTAGCACCGATATATATACCGTTACCCTCGCCTGAAGTAGCTGTTGATGCTTTAAACTTTTTTGCACTATGTCCTATTGCAACGTCACCTAAATTTTGTTCATGCTTAAAAGTAGCGTCTCCTAACATTGCAGATCCACCAATTATAACTCTTGATTGACTATTAATTTGTGCAGGATCATTTGTAGGATTACTTAAATATCTACCCGCAAGACCTCCAATTATAATATCGCCAGCTGGTAATGCGTTCTGAGCAGCAAGATTTCCTATAACTACATTACCACTTGCACCAGTTGAAGTTTCAAGAGACTTTCGCCCAATAGCAATATTAAGTGAACCTGTTTGATTATTAAAATTGGCTCGTTCTCCTATACTTGTATTTTGAAATCCTGTAGTTAATGATAGGTTAGCATCCTGACCTATCCCTATATTATCCTCACAAAGCACATCAGAATAGTCCCAGTTAGTACCTCTTGCCCCTATTTTTATATTAGTTGTTGTATTTGACACTAACCCAAGAGTATGTCCTCCCATAACCAAAAGGCTAATACCATTGAAGGGTTGTAATGCTCCTACTGTTCCAGCCCCTATTTTTAAAATTGGATCAGTAAAAGTACCAACTCCTGTAGATACTATTTCTTCAATATCACTAGAATATAATGTTATGTTGTTTTCAAAACGTCCTAAGTTTCGTATATCAAAATTAGAAGATGTAGAATATACATCTTTTCCTGACAATCCTCTCCATGTTGTTGTTACTGTTTCTGTTGTACCAACAGACGCAACTGTTAGAGTTGCTAAAGAAGTTCCAAAGTTTACCGTAAGAATATCTCCTACTGTCCAGTCTTTACCGCCACCATATACCGAAGCACCTGTTATACCACCCGTTGCGTCTACACTTATAACTCTTACTATAAGTCCTGTAGCTGAACCGATTGTAACAACTTGCGCTGTTGTAGGGTAATAGTTATTTGCAACATATCCTGCGCCTGATCCAGATACAAATGTTACAGTTAAAGCATTGTTAGTTCCAACTACTGAATTTGCATTTCCAGCTGATGTTAAAGTTGTTCCAGTAGCATTTATAGTAATTGTTCTTGTTCCTGCTGTGCTTACTGTGTCAATGCCAGTTCCTCCAACTATATTTACTGTCTCTCCATCTAAAACTGTGGCAGTACCACCCGTATCTCCTGTGAGATCCCAAGAAGTCATATTACCTCCACCTGTCTGAGCAACCCATTCCATGTAACCACCTCCTGTGCTATTGTAAGCTAAAACTTGTCCTGCGGTCGCTACTGATGGCGCTGCCGTTGTTCCTAAAACAAATGCATTATTTGTAGTTCCGTTTCCGTTTTGTATTGTTAAAGCTGTGTTTAGTAAAGTTGCTCCAACTGTTGCAACTGCCTGTATAGTAGGCGTTTCTGTGCTTAATGTTATTCCTAGACCACTAACAGCAGATGTTGTTCTTAAGTATGTAGATGTTGCAGCTTGTTCTGAGAATGTAAATGACCCACTTGTAGTAATTGCCGTTCCAACCGTAGCTGTTGAGTCTGTTAAAGATATACTTTGTACACTTCCAGTACCAGAACCAGTAACAGATAATTCTATATTATTATTACCAGCGTTATTAAATACCGCATTACCACCACCTTGTAATGTAAAAAAGCTAGAATTGACTCCATCTGAATTTGTAATAACCATTGCACTACCTATGTTGGTTACTGTTATATCCCAATCAGCTCCTTTAGGTTTTGAGAATTTTCCTGTTTGATCGTAAAAAGTTCCTGTCGCTATATCGTCTACCTCAATAATACAATTATTATCTGATCCTACTTGAGTTATTTGAAATTTGTCTCCAGCCGCATAACCTGATCCTCCTGAAACAAAAGCTAAATTAGCTAAAGTAATACTTCCAGCAACCGTACTAATAATAGTAACTACTATTCCAGATCCCGAACCTACTGTCGCAACAGTTGCTAGGCCAGATCCTATTGAATAATTGGTTCCTGTTACATCGTCTACATAAAAAGCTTGAGTCAGTCCACCTGGGCCTGTTGTAATCTGTCCTGTTGTAACTAGAGCAGTAGATAAAGATGGAGTTGATGGAGTTGACACATCTACTGACATATCTAAATAAGTTGTGTCAGTTACATTTACCGCCGTTACAGTTCCAGTTCCTGCGGACACCCATG